TGTAAATTGCCCGGAACTCATTAGGATCAAAAATTCTTAAATCAGGAACTGACGGTCTAGTGGATAACCCATCACCATAATTAAATGCGTTGTATAGAGCATATGCACCAGTACCAGCATTTGCTGATGCGGTTACTCTCGAACTTACATCAAATGCTTCAAGTTTTCTAGTACCAACAAAGAATGTTTCTGGTGGTATTCTAAAGATTACTCTTGCTCTACCTCTAGCATCACTTATCACTTCAGTGCCATACGCCCTTGTTCTCTTGAAGTTTTTCAGTGAATTTGGGCTAGCAGATACAGAAGATACAGCAGGTGCGATATTCGTATCTACGCTTTGACCATCAAAGAAGAAGTATAGTTTTGTCAGTGGGCGAACACCACTTACAAATACTGAAAGTTCTCTTGACTTCATAAACGGTGTGAAACGAACATCTCTAACAAAATCACCAACCTGCTCATCTGTTTCAGACTCTCTGCCAATCTGTAGATTTTTAGCGATAGAACTTACGGATACAGTTTTAGTTTCTGTTTTGTAGAATGTATATTCCTCGCCCTCATCTGCAAACTCAGTATATGGTATACGAGCATACGCTGTAGTAGTTTTACCAGCAACTTTTTTATTGACAGATTGTAATGACATGAATTTTTGCACATTGTCAGAAAAGTCTACAAATTTTTCTGATAAATCAACGTCAAGATTAAAATCTGGTGTGCGAGTAGTGTCGTATCCCATATCATATGTTGGATACAAAATCATGTTACCCACATAGTTCAACTCATCTTCAGATACGTCTCTACCTCCCGTTGCATATGGCTGTTCAATTAACACGGCATCAGCCATGCTAATCAACGTGCCTTCATCATATTCTGTTGCATTAGACACAGCAGATACTTTCAGAGGCATATCATACTGCTTTATAGAAGGCTGCATTTCTTTATATGCTGGGTCAACAGATGCGGCAAAATCTGGATTTTTTACAGCAGAAATTGACAAATCTGCAAAAGTATCTGAGAAAATACCATTCTTAAATCTGTTATTACCACTGGCATCAAGAATATTTTTGTCCTTCGCTTCGACTTCAAGTGTATTGAGAACGGTATAATATTCTAGTTGCTTAATTCTCCTATCAAGTTTACCAATATCATTCATCGTATAACCACGAGGAATGCTCTCTAATGTCATCTTTGTTGCATGATCAGGTTTTCTTTTTCTGTTAGCAGCAAGAGATGTAAGAGATGGGAACGGCGGAACTTTGATAGTTGCAAGAACCAAAGCATTAGATGGGTCTTGAGGTGCTGTTGGGCTTTCTTGAGAAACACCCTGAATAACTTGGAAGTTGCCCTGACCATCGACAAACAGTTTATCAATTCTTGGAAGATAGTAACTGTAATTAATCTCGGTATTTTGATTTGGCGCTGGAATATACTTTTCACCAGAAGCAAATACAGGAGCCGCTGTGATAGACGTTGTAACAGTGGGAGCGCTTGCTTCTGTCGTTGAGTAAGCGACAGTGTTTGCAGCATAAGGGCGGAAGTCAAGAGTATTTCTTAAATCGTATGCTCTACCTCTTTCCGATGTGTACACAGGGATATCTTCTGGTGCTAGATTTGCATAAGAAGAGCCATAACTATCCACACTAAAGAACCCTACACCCGCACCAGTGTTTTGCTTGAAAGCACGAATCTTGAAGAGGAAGCCACCATCCGTCGCAACTGACAATAGATTGTTCTTACGAACATATGAGATACCATAGTATGCATCTCTCTGATTTGTCTCTAATCTAAAGTACGTTGTGACATCTGTGCTTGCTGTATTAGCAGCACCTGAAGCGTTATAGTATACTGCTTGAATATCATAAACATCTGGCAAGCCAAGAGAATATGTACCACCAACACCATCAGGTGCAGTATTAGCAAGAACTTCAACATAATATGTATCGATATCTTTACCAATACCCTTACCGCTTGTGGTAGGACGCTTAACGTTATGTGATGCTATAACTTTAACAGCAGTACCATCAGCGGGAGCAGTCAAACCAGTAAATGTCATTGTTGCAGCATCAGCGCTTGTAGTAACAACGACTGAATCTAGATTAATATGTTGACCTTCAATGTAGTTGTTTGCAGCATTGTTAGCAACAAGAATAATTTCTCTTTTTTGTTCAGTATTCAATGTAGCAGAAGCGCCATATGGCCATGTCTGACTACCAGACAATGCAATTGAAAGTGCGCCAGTTGCAGCAGCAATCTCATTACCAGATGTAACTGTGCGATAAACAAAGTCTGCTGTATCAACTGTCTGAATAGCGGGTACGCCAATGTCCCAAACAGCAGTCTTGAACGATTCGTCTTTGAGTACAGCCCTACCTCTTTCAACTACAATGTCAGCAGCAGCATCAAGGCCAGCTGCCGTATCATAGAAAATTGATCTTGTATTTGCAAAAGAATGACTTGTGTTGGATACGTTGATATCAAAAAGATATACTTTGTATTTTGTTGTAGCTGTGCCAACAGCACCTTCATGATGTTCAACGCTACGAACTTTTGCTGTACCAATCAAATTACCAGTTACTGAAAGCTGGGTCATATCTTTTGAAGAACTATTAGCATCCTGTGCTGTATCATAAAGTTTTACTGTAGCAAACTCATTGAAAGGAATGTTACCTTTAAAGTCGTCTACAATGATATAGTTGCCCAAGTTTGTCGTAACATTTTGATCATCAACAGAGTTTGTTGCTGTACCAGCATCAATCGTAATATCAACTGGACCAAACGTTTCAATTCTTCTACCTTCAACATATGCAAGACCAGCACCAACACGAGCATCTAAAAGGCTTGTATTAGCATTCGCTTCAATTGATAGCGGAAAGTTTTTGATAAAGTAGTTACCAGATTCTTCAGCAGTTCTTCTAGCAAACTCTTCACCAATAACAGAATATTGAGTTGATTCTTTGCGACGAACTGCTCTACCATTTTGATATTCTACAAGAGTAAAGAAGTCTTCATCTGCATTTGCAAGAGCGGTTGTCTTTACAGTAAGAACAGGTCTTAGTTGAATTCTGTCAGCGCCTGGAGCATTAGCGTTGTTAAATCCTGCGGCATTATCGAGAAGAGATGTGTCGTTGAAACTGTTGATGGTTGTTTCAGCAACAACGAAGCCAGCAGATTTAGCATCTGGTGTTACGCTATATGCATCAACAATAACAAGTTGTTTATCTACTCCAATAAACGCACCTTTTTGATAAATGATGCCTTCGCTAATACGCAATGCTGTACCATTACCAATTGCAGCACTCGCAACACCAGTCACGTTACCAGCAGCTTGAACTGTTGCCACTGTAGCAGCAGTTCTATAGTTTTCAAGGCGAATGTACTCTGTCGTTGAGAATGCTGTATTAGCACCACTGCCCTTAACATAGCGAATGTGAAGTGTGTTTAGGTCTGGGGCTTGAGACTCTAGTCCCGTGCTTGTTTTAACAACATAACCTTCAACACCACTTGTAAGACCAACAGCACGAAGCCCTTCATAGTTAGACATAACAACAGGCTGACCATCTTGTTGAAGGTCAGTAATCTTGACGTATGGCTGTCTTTTAATATAACCAAAAGCGCAACCCTTTACGATTGTGCCTTCTTTAAGAATATTGTCGCCAAAACGCTCAATCTGAGTTTGTAGAATTGTCTGTAGCTGTGTTAGTTCACGAGCCTGTACAGCAACACCGGGCTTAAACAGAATCCGATGAAAATCTTTACTTTCATCGAAGTCGTCAAAGTATGGGTCTTGGTTAAAATTGGTATCTAATCCCATTTCTTATCCCTTTAGAATTCTAAAATAATTCTTACTTTTTCAGATTGATCATCAGACCTACTGACTGGTGACATATTTTCTATGTATATAACTTCGCCTGAATTATCAACAAGGTCTCCGTCGATACGACTTGTAATCTTTGCAGATGCTCCGGTACCACCGTTTGCCGTATTAGAAACAAATGTATTTACAACACCAGCAGCATCATCAGACACTCCAAAAGTACCCTTGACATTGCTCAAGAAGAATGTTCTATAAGCACTTGCGCCAACAGTACCAATGCCAGAAGCAATAACGGTTCCTGTGTTAGCAGCAGAGTTTGCACTGTTATCAATGGCTGTGCTTAATGCTGCATCACTATACACTGAGAATGCAGTAGTATTTATAGTGCCAATATAATATACTGGGACAGTATTAGCAAAAACAGAACCGTTAAGACTGCTGAATGTAGCGACCATACCGTTAGAGTAACCATGCGCTACAGTTGTTTTAACAACCGCTGGATTTGCTGCTGTAATGCTATTCACAAAACGAGTGATTGTATTTGACACCGCAAAGACTGAACCATGAGCAAATGTAGAACCATCAGCGGCTTGAACTGGACCAGCAGTACCTTGGTCTTGTGTTACAAATTGGTCAATCGTAAAGCCTGTGTTAGCAACACCAGTATCGCCTGTACCAACATCAACAATCTGAACTGCCATTTCTGTCAACTGATTGAACGTGGTAAAACTTCTATCAATCGCTTCAATCTCTGCTTCTATACCAGAGGTAAGGCCTTTAATTTTATGACCCGTTGCAAAGTCTCCACGAATGTTTCTAAGCCGTAGAACATCACCCGCTCTATTGCTTACTTCACCAGTGGTTCTACCAATAAAGTCTGGTAGAGTAACAGTCTCTGCTGAAGTATATACTTCAATTGTGATTACATCACTAGCAGGCACGAGGGTAATATCTGTAAGAGTAGCCGCTGTGGTGGTTTTTGTATGAGCCACAGCAACACCATTTCGTTTTGCTATTGAAGTCAATGGTAAGTTTGAACTAAATCCAAAAGCATTACCAGCATCATCTTTACCAGAAATAGGATCATTATTACCAGTGTGAGTGAACGCTACTAACTGAATATCTTTTACTTCTAAACCGTTTGTGACAAATCCTGAAGATGCTGTGGTGTTTCCGCTGTTATTGAATGGTGTAGATAAGCCAGTATCAGTATATACAGAGAATGCAGTCGTATTTGATGGTTTAGCGTAGTAAACAGTTGCTGCATCGTCATCGTCCAAAGCAGTGCCATTCAAGTCGTGGAATGATATAGCAGCAGCATTTGTAAATCCGTGAGCGCTTGCTGTGACAACCACAGGAGGTGTTGCTGCACTTATGCTGCTCACCGTTTCCGTGATTGTATTGTTACCAATCATATCACTAGCAGCAAACGCTGCACTTCCCTCATTCAATCTTATATGAATTGTGTTTGCAGAGGAAGCAATAATCTCAGCGCCCTTAGCATCAGAAGATATCTTATTACCAGCAGTGAACCCAGTCATCGTAGATGTGTTGACTGTGAGAGTCTGATATCTTGACAATGTGTATGTGTAAGACCGAAGAAGTGTATTAGATGATTGCGGCACATAATGAATGACAGTCTCGCCATCTAAGAAAGACGATGCTGTTGAAGTCGTAAGTGTCAACTCAACATTAGCAAACAATGGGTCTTTGAGAATACCAACAGAGCGAAAATCATTCGTTGTTGGAATCGTGTTTGATTCGTTATTCGCATATGTTATTGAAACGCCTGCACGAGATGCATAGAGTTCATTGATAACATCAGAGCCATGACCACCAGGAGGCGAGAGACTTGGTGTGAGATTTGCTGCTGTAATGCTATCGCCGTTGCTTGAGATAATAACATCAGCAAATGAATAGCCAGAACCTCTATTGACAATCTCAACTGTTGAGATAGAGTTAGCAGATGTGTCAATCGTAGCAATAGCAACTGCATCGTCACCATCACCCTTAACAGTAAGAGCAGGACCAATCTCAAAAACAGAAGATGTATCTGGCAGCGTTGTAAAAGCACTTGTAAGCAGCACTCGACGCTCAGAACCTGTGACGATATATTCACCAATATTTCTTGCTTGCCCAGCACCTGTGCCAGACCTAACATAGATTACACTGTTCTTATAAAAGTCCGTATTTGCACTGAGCGTTACGCTTTCGCTCTGAAGAGCGTGTAACAAAGTGTTACCAGCAACAGATATTTCTTTAAATGTACCGTTTGCGTGTGCATTGTAGTTAGCACCACCGCTATTGATTATGATTGCTTCGATAGAACCACTAACCGCATTTGCTGATACATTTGCATCAGGAATGACAGGAGCAAAATCGTTTGTCGCAAACTTAGACCAATCTGCTGCTGAAATATTATACATCAACTTCCAGACATACTTATCGTTAGTCTGATAGAATTCGTCGTCTGCTGCTGTTTCTGAGAATAATGGTTGGTCGTTTGCAGCAGCGCCACCATTGTTATCTAAGCATTTAAACACAGCATAGTTGCCACTCTCTTCTGAGATGGCATAGAAGTTATCCGTTGCTTGAGATGTGCTGGTGTAACTGTAAGCAGAATATGTGTTACCGGATTGCCAGTTGATACGACGAATCATATGCTTCACATCATCTGAAGTAATCTTTTTGCCGAACAAGAGATTATCATACACATCATTATGCACACCAAATGTACTATCAGTTGGTGCTGGAGGTGTATTGTCATCTGTGAATGGCAAAGTCTCACCAGTAAACACATAGTATAAACTGTTTGAAGACTCTGAAACAGACTCAACGAATTGAGCCGCCATATGCGTTTTGAATTTATCTGTAACTAATTTCGTCATCTTCTCTTTTGCTTTATGATGTGGATACGGTATCAGTTGTCGAAGTTGCTGCTGTAACATTAGTATTTATAGTGCTATTCTTAACGACTGTACCAAATAGTTCAGTACCAGCAACATGAAGAACTTTTTTTACAATGTCACGATAGCGATTGATTGAGACACCAGTTTGAATATCATACGAATATTCTTGATAATATTTGTTGTCTCTTACTTTAGAAACATCACTGAGGTGTGATGTAGTTGTTTCCCAGTAGCCTGTGCCAGTGCCTTCTGTTGCCACAACCGAGTTAGCAGTGATGACAAAAGAGTTATTAGCACTCGTCAATGACATTGCTTGGTTACCCAAATAACCATAACCAGAGTCTATAACATCAACTGCTGTTGCAACACCATCTGCCACAATAACATCACCAGTAACTATAGCATTATCACCCATTGAGTTTGATACTAAATCAATAGCATCATCGCCAACAGAGAAACTTGCGATGGCACCAGAACTCTTACCAATGATATTAGATGCTGTCCAGCTTGTATTGAAACGTGTTCTCTTAACATGCAACACACTACTATTAGCAGAAATGATAACACCTTTCTCTGTGCCATCTTGCTGAATAATTTCGCCTGGAGTAAAGTTACTGCTAACAAGAGTGATATTTAGGTAGATGTTTTTTCTATCGTATGCTGCTATATATTTATTATGAACTGAAACGAACGGATCAAGATTATAATCAGTACCAGGGTTAATTCTTGTCAATGATGTTATTGTACCCATCGTAAAGTTATCATCTGTGAATAGAAACTGGAACTGAGTTGTCGAATCACCAGTTGGATGTTTGATGAACCCATAACCAAAGTTCATAACAACTGCTACAGTAGCATCTGTCCCACCACTATTATCTGGCAATACGATTGTTGGTGTGTCGTAGAAACCTTCGCCTGGGTTATCAACTGTAATAGCAGTAATTACACCACTACCGTTTGTTGTGATTGAAGCGATTGCCGATACAACTGGGTCACCACTAGCATAACCACCACCTGTAAACGTGACGTTACCAGTGCCATTTGCATACCCAGTGCCACCA